CAGACAGCAGGCGGCTATCGTGTTTGATGTCGCAGCAGATATGGTGCGAATGTGTCCAGCGCTGTCAAAGAGAGTGAAGATTTTAGCGTCACAGAAGCGGCTTATATACACACCGACCAACTCGTTCTATCAGGTGCTTTCGGCTGAAGCGTACAGCAAGCACGGTTTCAATATCCACGGCGTTGTTTTTGACGAGCTGCACACTCAGCCGAACCGCAAGCTGTTTGATGTAATGACGAAAGGCTCCGGTGACGCTCGAATGCAGCCGCTGTATTTTTTAATCACTACTGCCGGAACTGATACTCACAGCATTTGCTACGAAACGCATCAGAAAGCCAAAGATATAATCGAGGGTCGGAAAATCGACCCCACTTTTTATCCCGTGATTTACGGCGCAGATGAATCCGATGACTGGACAGACCCGAAAGTGTGGAAAAAGGCAAATCCGAGCCTTGACATTACGGTCGGAATAGATAAGGTCAAAGCCGCCTGCGAATCGGCAAAGCAAAACCCCGGCGAGGAGAACGCTTTCCGACAGCTTCGTCTGAACCAGTGGGTAAAGCAGGCGGTTCGTTGGATGCCGATGGAGAAATGGGACAAGTGCGCATTCGCGGTTGATGAGGACGAACTTGAGGGTAGAATTTGCTACGGCGGTCTTGACCTTTCATCTACTACGGATATAACGGCTTTTGTGCTTGTGTTCCCTCCGCTTGATGAAGAAGATAAATACATTATCTTGCCGTACTTCTGGATTCCAGAGGATAATCTGACCCTGCGTGTAAACCGCGACAACGTTCCATATGATGTATGGGAGCGACAGGGTTTCTTGCAGACCACCGAGGGAAACGTGGTTCACTATGGTTTTATCGAGCAGTTCATAGAACGGCTCGGTGAACGCTTCAATATTCGTGAGATTGCGTTTGACCGTTGGGGCGCTGTGCAAATGGTGCAGAACCTTGAGGGAATGGGATTCACGGTAGTTCCGTTCGGGCAGGGGTTCAAGGATATGAGTCCTCCCACAAAGGAACTGATGAAACTGGTTCTTGAACAGAAGATAGCCCACGGCGGTCACCCGGTTCTGCGGTGGAACATGGACAATATCTACATCCGCACCGACCCTGCCGGAAACATCAAGGCAGATAAGGAGAAGTCAACCGAGAAGATTGACGGCGCTGTGGCGACTATTATGGCGCTTGACAGGGCTATCCGTTGTGGGAATGACCATGGGGCGAGTGTGTACGATGACAGAGGGCTATTGTTTATATAAATATATAAGGGTGGCAAAAACCACCCTTATTGAAAGTCATATCGGTTTGAGCATCGTTGAGAGGCTTGATAAGATCTATCAAGAATATTATATGCGTTTCTCGCTATTATATGAACGTTTTTTATAAATGATTTGTCCAGTCCACAGGGAAATGTAAATCGGCTGCCGTAACAACGTTCGCATATTTGTTAAGTAATGATTTAAAATCATTAACAAAATCATTCCACATATCATCAGTTGGACGAAGATATTTCATCCCAAGCATTATGTAATAAATACCCTTGAAATTAGGGGCTGGTGATATCACATCGTTTTTTAGCAATTTGGGTAAAGTTGTAAAGGCTCTGTTATATATTCTGCCATTATGTGCACATACATTACGTATAGCACAAGCAGCTTTTACCCAGGATGTTAGCATTTCATGACTAGGAACAACCGCATTATTGTTTGATTGGTATGTATAGTATTGAGCCAGTTTGTTGTATGCAGTGTTTGCTCCCGCCGATAAATTCATAAGGACTTTGGATAGTGAGCCGAATGACATTATTTCTACTGAGGACCAAACAGGTATTAATCCATGGTGATTTGCAAAGTTGTGCTTTATAAACACATCGTTAGATCTTGCTATTTCATTTGCAATAGTGCTTTGGTTTTTCCAGTACTTTTCTTTGTCCTTGAAAATTGAAGGGTCGCTTAATATTAATGGATCATTATATATTGATAGTGCATCAACGGTTCTAGTTCGTAAAGCTATTTCAATTTTGGATAAAAAACTGAATATCAAACGCGAAAACTCTGAATCAAAATTGTACAAATCAACAATATCCGTAAAATTGGTATTAGCTTGAAATTGTTTCGTGCTGTTATTATACTTATGAAACCAATATCCCTTTAGCCTATAATATCCTATGGTAGTTAAAGCTTCTTCAGGATTAGGGACATCTAAAGTCATTCCAGCGTCACTTAATTTTTTTACCAACTGATTAATATTGGATATGGATTTTGGATATTGAGTCACAATACATCATCCTTTTGTTAAAAAAAGTCCCGCCGGGTTGCGCATCCTTATCAAAGATAAGTCTAAGCGTGGCGGGTTCTGTCATTTGTTATTATATCATAAAAGAACAGAATTGTCAACTACCTATTGTGGTTTTTACTCAAGAAAATCTAAATTATTTTGCGAGGAGTGAATATACATGAAGATTTTCAGCAGCTTATTTCATTCCAGGGACAAGCCCCAAAACAGCACGGCAGGCGGCGCATATCGCTTTTACATGGGAATCTCCACCGCAGGAAAGAACGTAACCGAGCGTTCCGCAATGCAGATGACTGCGGTGTATTCCTGCGTTCGTGTGCTGTCAGAAGCTGTGGCAGGGCTGTCGTTGCACGTTTACAAATACCGTTCAGACGGACTGGGGGCAGCTTCTGCCGGAAAGGAGAAAGCCGTATCGCATTCGCTTTACAGCTTGCTGCACGATGAACCGAACCCCGAAATGACCTCGTTTGTTTTTCGTGAAACGCTCATGACGCACCTGCTCTTGTGGGGCAACGCTTACGCGCAAATTATCCGCAACGGCAAAGGCGAGGTCGTTGCTCTCTATCCGCTTATGCCGAACAGAATGACCGTTGACCGTGATTCAAGCGGCAGGCTGTATTATAAATACTACCGAGGTTCTGATGAAGCAATACGCAGTAAGGAATACGAAGTAATTCTCTCACCTTACGATGTCCTGCATATTCCAGGGCTTGGCTTTGATGGGCTTGTGGGTTACTCGCCTATCGCAATGGCGAAGAACGCTATCGGGCTTGCGATTGCAACCGAGGAGTTCGGTGCTAAGTTCTTTGCGAACGGCGCTGCTCCGAGTGGTGTGCTTGAACACCCCGGAACGCTGAAGAACCCGGATAAAGTACGCGAAAGCTGGAACGCAACATTCGGCGGTTCACACAACGCAAACAAAGTAGCTGTGCTTGAAGAGGGCATGAAATACTCTCCCATCAGCATTTCACCTGAGCAGGCGCAATTCCTCGAAACCCGAAAGTTTCAGATAAACGAAATTGCTCGAATTTTCAGAGTTCCACCGCACATGGTTGGCGACCTTGAAAAGTCGAGCTTTTCTAATATCGAGCAGCAGTCGCTGGAGTTCGTGAAATACACCCTTGAACCGTGGCTTGTTCGGTGGGAACAAAGTATGGTGCGTTCGCTGCTCACTCCGAGCGAGAAACGGGAGTATTTCATCAAGTTCAATGTTGACGGTCTGCTGCGCGGCGACTACGCAAGCCGCATGAGTGGTTACGCTACTGCCCGTCAGAACGGCTGGCTGTCTGCAAACGACATTCGGGAACTTGAAAACCTCGACCGTATCCCTGCCGAGGACGGCGGCGACCTTTACCTCATAAACGGCAACATGACAAAACTTGCTGACGCGGGTATTTTCGCGGCGGCAAGTGGAAAGGAGAATACTGATGAAGAAGTTTTGGAAATGGACGAACAGGACGGCGAAGAACGAGGAAACGCAGGAGCCGACCCCGGAGCGAACTCTGTTCCTCAACGGCACTATCGCCGATGAAAGTTGGTTCGATGATGATGTTACTCCGCAGCTTTTCAAGGATGAACTGCTGTCCGGCAGCGGCGACATTACCGTGTGGATAAACTCTCCCGGAGGCGACTGCGTGGCTGCGGCGCAAATCTACAATATGCTGATGGACTACAAGGGCAACGTCACCGTGAAGATTGACGGTATCGCCGCGAGTGCCGCAAGCGTTATCGCGATGGCGGGAAACAAGGTGCTGATGTCCCCTGTTTCAATGCTGATGATACACAACCCTATGACGGTAGCTATGGGCGATTCAGCCGAAATGCAGAAAGCAATCGAAATGCTGTCCGAGGTCAAGGAAAGCATTATGAACGCTTACGAAATCAAAACGAGAATGAGCCGTGCGAAAATTTCGCACCTTATGGACGCAGAAACCTGGATGAACGCTAATAAGGCGGTGGAACTCGGCTTTGCGGACGATATTCTGCACCGTGATGAACCTATGGAAGAACAGCCTGCGAACGCTCTGATGTATTCCGAAGCGCAGGTTGTAAATTCCCTTATGGGCAGGATTGCGGAGAAATGCCGCATAGCCCCGAAAACCGAAAACAAAACCAAAGCCGAGGATTTATTTACTCGGCTTGATTTAATCAAAAACTGGCAGTAACAGGAGGTAAACACACATGACTATTATGGAACTGCGCGAAAAGCGCAACAAAGCATGGGAGGCCGCAAAGGCTTTCGTAGAAACCAAGCGCGATAAGGACGGACTTCTGTCCGCAGATGACGCGGCTTCTTATGCCGAAATGGAGCAGAAAATCAAGGACTACGGCGCTGAAATCGAGCGCATGGAGCAGATGGCGGCAATGGACGCTCAGCTTTCAAAGCCTACCTCAACTCCTCTCACCGGAAAGCCCATGAACGGCGCAGACAAGCCAAAGACAGGCAGAGCAAGCGATGAGTACAAGGCGGCAATGCTGAACGCTCTGCGCACGAATTTCCGTCAGATTTCAGATGTCCTGTCCGAGGGAATTGACACAAACGGCGGTTATCTCGTTCCCGAGGAGTACGACAGCCGTCTGATTGACGCTCTTTCCGAGGAGAATATCATCAGAAAGCTGGGTCACACCATCACCACCAGCGGCGAGCACAAAATCAATATTGCCGCGACAAAGCCTGCTGCGGCGTGGATCGATGAGGGCGGCGCGCTTTCTTTCGGGGACGCTGCTTTCTCGCAGATTAACCTTGACGCGCACAAGCTGCACGTTGCGGTTAAGGTCACCGAGGAGCTGCTCTACGACAACGCTTTCGGGCTTGAAAATTACATCATCGACCAGTTCGCAAAGGCGCTTTCCAATGCGGAAGAGGACGCTTTCCTCAACGGCGATGGCAAGGGAAAACCTCTCGGAATTTTCGCTGAAACAGGCGGCGGTGAGGTCGCAATCACCACTACAAGTGCGACTGCAATAACCGCTGACGAGGTCATTAACCTTGCGTACTCTCTCAAGCGTCCCTACCGCAAGAATGCGAAGTTCATCATGAACGACCAGACTGTCGCGGCGCTCCGCAAGCTGAAAGACAACAACGGCTCATATCTGTGGCAGCCCTCGCTCCAGGCGGGAGAACCCGACAGACTGTTCGGGTATGAGGTATACACTTCTCCCTATGTTCCTACGATTGGCGCGGGTAAGCCTGTGATTGCCTTTGGTGATTTCAGCTACTACAACATAGGCGACCGTGGAACACGTTCCTTTGCGGAACTCAAGGAACTGTACGCAGGCAACGGCATGGTCGGCTTTGTCGCAAAGGAGCGTGTGGACGGCAAACTGATTCTTCCCGAAGCCGTGCAGATTCTCAAAATGAAAGGTTCGGGTTCGTGATGAATGAACTGCTGACCAAAGTTAAGCAGAATCTCATACTGGAACACTCGGCGGACGATGAACTTCTGAAAAGCTACATCTTCGCCGCTGTTTCGTATGCCGAAAGCTATCAGCATTTGCCCGAGAATTTCTATTCTGAAAATGCAATGTCGCCCACTACCGAACAGGCTGTAATTATGCTTGCAAGCCACTTTTACGAAAGCCGTGACGGTTCAACGGGTGGCTTTTTCGGGGATAATGTTCAAGCCGCAAAACAGGTGTGGGATACGGTGAATATGCTGCTGCGGCTGGACAGGCGGTGGAAAGTATGAGTTTCGGTAAAATGAACACGCAGATACAGATAACGCAGAAGCGGGTCACGCTCGATGACGAGGGTTTTCAGACGGAATCCGATGTTATTGTAGCAGAGGTCAGAGCCTATCGGGAGGGTCGGCACGGCAGCGAGAAATGGGCTAACCGTGCCGCATTTTCCGGAGCAACCGACCTGTTCCGTTTCAGAACAATCCCTGGTCTGATGGTTACAACAAATATGCGGCTGTTATGCGATGGTTCTGTATTTGAGATAACCTCTGTCGAAGATGTGAAAGGCAGAGGAATGTATATTGAAGCGCTTGCAAAGGAGGTGCAGCCGAGTGGCTAAAGCAGATGTTAAAATGCACGATGAATTTCTTGCGAGGATTTCCCGGCTTGGAGCGCAGACCAACAGCATTGCTGAAAATGTTTTGCAGGCAGGCGGCGAGGTTGCTCTCGCAAAGGTCAAAAGCAATCTGAAATCCGTTGTAGGTTCGGAAACGAAAAGCAAATCCCGTTCCACAGGAGAACTTGAACGTTCGCTCGGCTTATCTCCCGTTATGGTTGATAAAAACGGCAATCACGACATTAAGGTGGGCTTTTCCGAGCCGAGAACGGACGGCGGCAGTAACGCTAAAATCGCAAATATTCTCGAATACGGGACAAGCAGTCAGTCCGCTAAGCCCTTTCTGAAACCCGCAAAATCCGCTGTGAAAAATCAGTGCGTGGACGCTATGAAATCCGCTTTTGAAAAGGAGGTCGAGGGGTTGTGAGTCTGCTTTCGGAACTCTCTGCGATAGCTAAAAAGCTGAAAATTCCTGCGCAGACTGCCGTGTATTCGGGAAAAGCTCCCGATGAATATCTGGTGTTCACTCCGCTGTACGACAGCTTTGAACTCCATGCTGACAATGCGCCTAACGCAGAGGTGCAGGAGGTTCGCATTTCCCTGTTCAGCAAGAGCAATTACAATCGCGCTGAAAGCCGTCTTGTAAAGGCGCTGCTTAGCGCTGATATTACCATAACCGCCCGGAAATATGTCGGTCACGAGGACGACACGGGCTATCATCACTATGCCGTTGACACGGCGAAAAATTACGAAATGGAGGAGATATAATGGCAACAATAGGTCTTGACAAGCTGTTTTACGCTGAAATAACCGAGGACAGCGACGGCGGAGAAACCTACGGAACTCCCGCTTCGCTTGCGAAAGCTATCTCGGCTGACCTCTCCGTAGAACTTGCCGAAGCCACTCTGTATGCCGATGACGGCGCTTCCGAAATCGTCAAGGAGTTCAAAAGCGGTACGCTCTCCCTCGGCATTGACGATATAGGCAACGAAGCCGCGTCAATTCTGACGGGAGCGACTATTGACAGCAACAACGTGGTCATTTCAACCAGCGAGGACGGCGGCAAGCCCGTGGCTATCGGTTTCAGAGCGAAGAAATCCAACGGAAAGTACCGCTACTTCTGGCTTTACCGTGTGAAGTTCGGAATTCCGTCAACCTCGCTTGCCACAAAGGGCGACAGTATCACGTTTTCCACACCGACTATCGAGGGTACGGTCTTACGCAGAAACAAGCCGGACGCAAACGGAAAACACCCGTGGAAAGCCGAAGCTACCGAGGGCGAGAAGAACGTTCCGGACAGCGTAATCACGGGTTGGTACAAGTCTGTGTATGAACCAACATTCACGGCAAAGCCTGCTGAAACAGGCAAGTAACGGAGGTATGAGCGATGACGAATGAACGCAGTTCTTTAATTACAATCGGCGGCGAACAGCATGAGATGATTCTCACCACCAGGGCGACAAAGGCTATTTCGGCAAGGTACGGCGGCTTGGACAATCTCGGCGACAAGCTGATGAAGTCCGAGAATATGGAGATGGCTCTGGACGAGATAATCTGGCTGATTACTCTGCTTTGCAATCAGAGCATTGAAATCTATAATCTCAGAAACAGCGAGAAAAAGCCACTTCTCACCGAGGAAACTGTGGAACTTCTCACTTCTCCGGGCGAGCTTGCCGAATACAAGGACGCTATCACCGAAGCTATGCTGAAAGGCACGAAGCGGAATATCGAAAGTGAAGATACCTCAAAAAACGCAGTAACAGCCGAGTGAACGACGCAGAACTATTCACCCGGCTGTTCTATTACGGAACAGCGCAGCTGCACCTATTTTCGGAAGAGGTGTGGCTTATGCCGTTCGGCTTTCTGATGGATCTGTGGGAGTGTCATAAGTAGTTTATGGGTATCTCCAAACCCAAGCATGAAGCGGATATTGATGAGGTTGTGCCGATGGGGATATAGAAAAACAGCCCCGCTATAACAGCAGGGCTGAAATGCTATTCGCTTTCGGTTAATCTGCTGATAAAGTCAGCAGGTGAATAAACAGGAATTTCGGCTGCGGTGTAATCCCTGAGATTTCTTGTTATGATGCAGTCTGCGCCTATTCGTTTTGCAGTTTCAATCATTACTGCATCTTCAAAATCCTTGGTTTCTGCACCGAGTGCAATCTGGCAGTCAACCGCAAATGTATCGGCAATATCAAAGAGCACAAACAGTTTATGTATGCATTCTTTGGTAAGAGCGTCATTGTGCAGACTTCTGCGTAGAATATAGAAAATATCCGTTATGGACTTGGCGGTCAATACTCCGCAGAACTGTCGGTTGGAAACTGCAAGAAACAATTTCTGCGCGTCTGCCGAAAAAGGTTCACGATTCTGAAGAGCGTCAATTATAACACAGGTGTCTATAACGGCGGTCATATGTTATCCAGCCTTTCATCGCGGGCTTCTTCAACAGTAACATCAGCGGGAATTACTCCAAACAGTGACCTTGCCATTTCAACCCTGTCGGCATTCGGATTGGTGAGCTTTGCGATCACCTTTCCGTTTTTGGTAATAAACACATCTTCTGTTTCGGCGAGCATAAGGTATTTGCCTAAGTTCATTTTAAGTTCGGTTGCTGTAATTGACATAAAAACGCACCTCCTGCTTTCAATAGTATGTGGTGTTCTGATTACATTATACATCATTCGTTCGATTTTGTCAATTGTTTCGTTCGATTTTTGTGAGGGAATATTGAATTTTTATTGTTTTTTAAAAGTGGTTGAAAAAAGTCGAGGTGCGTGGTATAATGTATTGTAAAGAGGAGATTATCTGCTCGATAAACCTGTTACTGTTTGTCAAGCCCTTTTTTGAAAAAAGAAAAATTTTTTCGACAAATAAAAAGGCATAACAACAAAGCCGAAAAAGATAGATTTTTTCAGCTTGATAAAAGTATAGTAAGGATTATGAAATCAGCAGTAGGTCTCCATTACCCTTGCGTAATAAATTCGCAGGAATTTGTTAAGTCCTGCAATCTTGGCAACACGCTTAGGTTTGCCCTCGGTTTCTTTTTTGATGATAAAATCATATACCGCAGAATCCTCAGTGGGCTTTACAACCTTAAGGCTGTGCATAATCTCATACCCAATTTTTCGCAGAGTGGAAGAACCGCGCTTTGAGATATTGCGTTTAGTACCGATAAACTTGCCCGATTCATAAGGCGGAGCGTCAATGCCTGCAAAGGCCACAAGAGCGCTGCCGTTATGGAAACGTCTGACATCGCCGATTTCGGCAATTAAGCGGACAGAAAGAACATCTCCAACGCCTTTCATATTCCTAACCACAGAATATTCTGGTAAAGTACTTGCAATTTCCTGCATTTGTGATATAATTAAGGACAAGGTGATTTCGGCGTCTCTTACCGCTTTCACCGCCTGCAGTACCAGCATTTTAGTGGATGGGGTACCGGATTTAAGGGTTGGGATATTGTTCTTCGAAAGCTGATATATTGCTATCGCTTGACTTTCGCTGCAACGGTATCCCTTCTTCTTTGCCCACTTACCATAATCCTCAATAAACCGCTTTTCGCTCATCTTTTTGATATTGTCATAGTGCCAGTACTTCTCCACAAAGTCGCAAAGCTTGTCCTTTGTGCTGTATGCAGGAACGGTGCCTTGCAGTATGGTTTTAATTCCGGGCATAACACCGTCAAGAAGATTAGCAAGCTGGATTTTGCAGTTTACCTTTAGCCGAACATACCGGTCGTATTGTCTGCCGAGCAGCTTCAGTTCTGCGTAAATCTCATCGGGCGGATAATATGCCGTCATAGAAAACCAATGATCAATGCCGTAGCTTGCGATACGGATAGAATCAATTTTATCGGTTTTCGCTTTTCTTAAAGCTGCTGCACAGTATTTTTTCATTATGTAAGGGTTTACAACAACGGTAAAAATACCTGCCGAGAGCAGCTTGGTAACAACAACCTGATGATAGCCGCCGGTTGCTTCAAGCACGACTTTGACATCTTCATCGAATGATTGGATACGCTCTATTAGAGCGTTCAACGCTTGTTCTGTGTGGTCAATACTGTGCGGAGCTTCCACGACGTCACCATAGGGTCGAACAAACCGTACTTTTGTCTTTTGAGATGTCAATACCAACACTGATCATAGAGTATCCTCCTTAGAAGTAATTTTGAAAGGTAGAACCACTTACTCTTATTGACACTCATTTTGGCTCGTTACGCGAAGGCTATGCTTCAACCTGTTTACTCGAATGCATACAATAAGAGGCGGTCGACAGTTTATCGAGCGGATGCGTTAATCCAATCGGAATTGCGCCGGACCTTTCCTTCTTATTGTATAAAAATAAGAGCAGTTTTGCAATGCTTTCACATTGGGTTACTACTCTTATATTGTACCAAATGGGAATTTACCTTGTTCCCGTTTTGATATAATTTATCAGTTCCTCAAGATTATCAAAATCATCATAATCACCCATAATTCCTTCCCGATGATAAACGATACCCGCTTGCTCGTTCCTTTCAAGGCAGTTCAAAAGTTCTTCAACACCATACCTGCGAGCAAATTCAGAAAAAGCTCTTGCCTTGATCTTTTCTGCAAATAGACCTTTACGGCATTCCGCAGGCTCACACTCATAACAGCCGTTTAGATTCTTATCGATTCCGCATCTGCGAACCTCACACCATTCTGCATCCTTACACCAAGATAGTTCCATGAATCCATCCCGTTTACATCCTTTGCAGGTTACATTCTCCGAACACAAACAGCAAGCCAAACCACAGCGAGCTATTCCTAATTCCCTTTTCATGACAACCTCCCCTAAATTCC